AAATACCATATATTTTGCAAAGGTAAAGATCTTCTTATTGCTCTAGCAGTAGTATAGTCGTAATTACCACTTCCTGTATCTAATAGTATTTCATATAAATTATAGGCTAGTGATCCCGAAGGTCCAATCAAACCTAGCTTTTGTCTATTTGTAGCATCATAAGGTTTACCAGCTCCTAATGCTGGTGCAATACCTAAATCATTATCTGACATTACTTCTAATATTCTATTTAAATCACTAAATATACCTATTGCTCCAGATCTATCCAAAGCACTAGCTATTTTATCACCTAGTTTCTTTTTAGAATAATCTCTATCAAAAGCCTTTTGTCTAATTGCATCTACCATAGCACCCATACCTACTAAAAATCCTAAACCTATAAAGAAATTTTGATCTCTTTCTTGTAGTCCTCGCATCATCACTGATTGTGTAGCTGCCATACCAAACTTCTTAAATTGTGATAATAAACTACCTACTGGTGTATTCATCCATAATGGCACATCACCCTTATCTGGTGTAATAATTGTAGTTCTTATATCTTTACGAAGTGCATTACCGAAGGCTTTTGCAGCTTCTCTATCATCCCATAAATCTGATCTAGCTACTCTACTATATTTTAAATCGCCTCTTTCTGCACCACCAACACCTAAGCCATATTTTTTATATTGTTCTATAATTCTTTTAGCCATAGGTTTATCAATACTACCACTCAATAACTTAGCCATATTTTTTTGTGATATAGTTCCTCTTACAACTTGTTCTGACCATTCTAATATTTTAGTACTACCAATGTAAGATGATGCTGTTTTCATACCAGTATTCCAAACATTCATTAAGTTTATAAATGTAAAGTAAAAAGAGTTTGCAGCTCCTGTAGCTCTTTCTACACTATTTAGTCCATATATCATTTCATCAACATTACCGATTGTGTTTGCTCTACCAGCAATAGCCAGGTCTAATGCTTCACCTACAATGTTTGCTTCTTTCTTTGACATCTTCAATATTTCTCTATTTGCTTGATTTGCAAATATTTCAAATGTTTGTCCAAACCCTTTCTTAAATCCATTTTGCATAATTAATCTAGCCATATCAGGAGCAGCAGATAAAAATCCTGATAGAAAAATCATATTCTGTATATTCTTTAATGTTCTAATACCTGACTGCATACCTGATTCTGGATTAGCAGTTAGTCCATATGTACCTCTAAGTAAATCTCTACTAGCTTCTATATCTCTTATTTCATTTTCTTTTTTCTTTATAAGATCTGCTCTTAGTTTTGGTCTTGTACCAGCTGGTGCTACTTTATTTATGTAAGCATCCCACTCCATAGCTATTTGAGGTATACTTGGTCTATATCCAGCATTTGGACCTTTTAATCCCATCATAGCTACATCACCAAATACTTTAGATATTTCTATGTCAGGCATAATAGAGTTAAAATATTGTTTAGTAATAATGTTTATATTACTTTCCATCCAACCTCTTTGCATTAAATACGCATCATCTAGTATCATAAGTCTATTTTTTAAATGCTTTGATACTCCTGATGGTTGAAATGCAAATGACAAATCAAATGTTTCATCTGGGCGCATAGCATCTCTAGGTAATTTATTAAATGGTGTACTGGTAGCTATATCTTCTACCATTTCATCTAACTCTTTAGCACTTACAGATATGCCTTTATTATTTAATGCTATTCTTAAATCTCTTTTAAAATCATCTATTTTATTTCTAATTAAATCTCTTTTCCAATATCTAGGTAAATAATCTTCTCTAAGTGGTCCTGTAGCATTTATGTTATTTAATCTAGCTTCTTCATCAGCAAGTCTACTTTCTATTTGTGCTAAGGTATATGTTTGACCTCTTTGCTCTGTAGTTTTTTTACCATCTTTTTTCATCTTATCTCTTGTTCTTTTTAATCCAGCTATAATTACTCTAGAATAAATACTAAATAATTCTTCTGCGTCTGCTTCTCTACCTATTCTTGTAAAAAAGTTTTCTCTTAAATAACTTGCAGCTTTATTTACTTCTGGTATAGGATCTTTAGCATCTTTATTTACAAGTCTAAAAGATACTCTTCTTTGAAACTCTCTTTCAGAAATACTTTTAATACCTTTAAAACGCATCTCTATCTTTTTGAATTTAGAATCCTGACCTAAATTATTTTCTTGATACAATCTTTTTAGATAATCTTTATAAGCTGTTTTAGTGTTTCTTCTTGCTTCTTCTACATAAATATATTTTCTAGCTATGTTTGATTCTATAGACTGTGTAGTAAATCCTGTATTTAATACATTCTTATTTTGTAATAATTTTGTATCTAACATATCAGTTATCATTTCTCTAACTTGTAAAATAGGTGACTTTAATAATCTAAATACTGGTGTTATTCCTGTATTCTCTAAACCAGTAAGTGTATTAGCTATTGCTTCATCATATAAATCATCATTATAAGATCTAGCACCACCAGTATTAGTAGCATCTGCACCAACACCTTTTGGTCCTGTTCTATTATTGGGATCTAATATTCTACTATCTAATAACTCACCATTATTTAATTTTGTTCTAGCAACTACTTCTTCTCTACCATCAATTAATAATTGTTGTTTGTTATATTTATTAATAGCTTCTCCACCTTCAAAACTTCTTAATCTACCTATAGTATTTAATAATCCTGTAACTATTGCAGTTCCAAGAGGAACAAAATAAGCAAGTTCTTTTTCTCTATTTGCATTTATAGTTTGTTTATATAATTCTTCAGCAGCAGCTATTGCAGTTATTTTCTTTAAATTATATGCACCACTTGCTGTTCTAAAGGCTTTCATACTAAATGCAGCATATGTTACTGGATCTAATATACCTCCTGTTAATCTACCAATAAAATATGCACCAGGATTAGTACCAATCAATGAAGCATTATCTTTAAGTTCTTCTATTAAATATTTACTTTCAAGTTTACTACCAGAGTTTCTAAAATAATCTATATTGTCTAAGTATGGTTTTAATTGTTCATCATATAAAAAATTATACTTTGGATCTTTTTTAAACTTTTGTGTTTTTTCTTGTTTAGAAGCAAAGGTTAATGCAACAGCATTTTCATCTATAAATCCTTGTTTAAATTGTTCTGATTTTGGATTTCTAAAAAATCTATCAATAGAACTATCTGGTACATCTAATGCTTGTGGTATTATTCTTTTTTGAAAACCTTTTAATACTACATTACTCATTTTGGAAATTTATCTATATCTATTTTATTTTTATCTAAATATTCCATTAAATCTTCTTTATTAGTTATGGCATAAGTTCCAGGATATAAAATTGTATAAAGAAAATTTTCTGCTTTTGTAACATCCATACCTCTATCTCTAAAAAAGTTTAATATTGTACTATCGTTTAAATACTCTTTAACTGCATCTGAAACTAAACCTTTTTTACTAAAAATTTTCCCATCATTTGTTGTTAGTACATCATCTACTGTAAAAAATTGAGGATCATCTACATCCATAGATAATTCATAACTATTAGAAAAAAACCCATCACCACCATTAGGATTTAAATGATAACTATAACCTTCACCTTCTTTAATAAAATAAAATACATTTTTATCCATTAACTCCATTACTCTTTCCATATTTAATTCTTTCTCAACTTGTTTATCAGTTAAAAAATTATCAAAGTATAATCCTGGATATACATCTTTCATTTTATCTATACCATATTTATTCTCCATACTTTCAATATGTGTTTTTATATGTGCAGCTATATATAAATCTTTTTCTTCTTGTCTTTGATATGGTATTTGTTCTTCAATAGGATTCTGTACTAATGCTCCACCTTCATTCATAGATTCATATTTACTAATACCAAAACCTGCCCTATTTAAATTGTAAGCAGCAGTATTAATAGCTTTTTCTCTTACTTTTTCTACTTGTTGTAAAAACAATGGTGTATTAGTTTCTGCTATACTAAAATCAACACCATTTTTTCTAAGTGCTTGTACATATTCTTGATTGAATTGTTCTAAAATAAATGGATCAATAGATAGATAAGCATCTGCTTCTTCTCCATAACCACTTCGTAAAGACATACCAATAATTATTTTTTTCCATTGTGGAATGTTACCAAATAATTCTGTAAACTGGCTAGTTTTTACAAACTGTTCACCATCCTCTAGTTCACCAAAACTTAAAAATGGTACTTTATTTAATATATATTTTTTTAAGGCAGTAACACCAAATTGTGATTTTATATCTGCAACTATATTACTTTCTACATTTTGTTCAGTAATATTAAAATTATTATCAGCTAATATATTAGAGATAGTTTCTAAATCATATGGAGATTTAATAAAGTCTTTATATTCATTTTGTAATTGTCTTAAATCTTCTATGTCAGTAATGTTTACACCTTCATAATTTTGCCCTCTTGTTACATTTAAAAAAGAAAAAAATGTTGGTGTTTCTGCACCAGTAACTGTAGGAAAAAATAAATCATTACTATTATTATTTATGTAGTTAAATGCAAATAGTGCTTCATTAACTCTTCCTACATCATCATCAGATAAATTACTTTTTGCCATTATACGATCAACTTGTGCAAAATAATTATCAAGTCCTGGAGGAAAATATCCTTGTTGCATTAATACAGCTGCTGCATTGTAGTTATCCATAGCTATTTTATAACTTTCATTTACACCTCCAGGTGATCCTGGCATTGGTTCATCTTGAATTAATTTTATATCACTAATCATTTGATCGGCAGTATAATTACCCATACCACCCATAGAAGAATATACATATCTTGATATTTCATCTTCTGACATATCTAAGCCTAAACCAGTATTTATTTCTGTTGTTAAATCACCTATGTTTGGTAATACACCTTGATTAGCTTCTTTTTTTGATTGTATAATTTTATGTGTTTGTGATGCTACTATTGCATCATCTAATGTTGCCATAAACAATGCTTGGTTTTCAAATAAACTAATACCATTAGGTGTACTTTGTAAATTTTCTAAAATACTACTTGGGGTAGATATTACTGATAAATATGAATTTTGTTTGTACTCATCAATAAAACTCTTTGAAAATTGTTGCTGTTGAAATAATTGTGCATTTTCAGCTTTTTGTATTTTATCAGATTGTACTGATAATAAATTATTTTTTGTTGTGTTTAAATCAGTTACAATTTCACTAACTGTTGTATCATCCATATCTAGCCTTCTTGCAGAAGGATCTTCTAAATACTTTTGTATATAATTATCTATTTCTATATCTAATGTATCTAAATCAGCTGCAAGTTGTATTGTATCTCCTGATTCAAAATCCACACCTGATACCATCATTTCAATAATACTTCTTGCTCTTAAACTCTCATACAAAACATTATTAGCAAAAGCTCTATCTTCAATCATACCTGGTGTCATTTCTAAAGGTTTTAGTTGATTTAAAATTTTATCATTAGCATTTAGATTTGCTAAGTTAGGCAAAACTTTTGTTGTATATAGTAAATCAATATCATTTTGTATTTTTTCAAAGTTACCTTTATTATTTTTTATTATGGTTTGTATTTCACTATAAGTAGTATTATAATTTGTTTGTGCTAGAACTGCACCTGAAGTAATTAAATTTTGATATTTTAAATCATTAGCATAGTCTTTTACATTATTAACAGCATCAACAAAGTTTAAGTCTAATTTATTTTCTATGTAATTTTGGAATCTTTGTGGTGCTTCTCTTAGAGTAGTATCACGATATGTTATAAATTTTTCTCTTAATTTTACTAAATCAGGATTTGGACTATTAAGTTCTTCACGCATAGCCTCCTCTATGAATAAAGCACTATTTGTATCAAAGTTGTTTTGCCATTCTTTATCCATGACATCAACCTGAAACTGATTAATCTTATCAACTGTTTGTGATAAGTTTGCTACACTTGTACCTATAGTATTTTGTGCTGTTCTTACAACGCCAAAGCTACCTTCAACGCCTGTTCTTCTAACACCTTTACTAAGACTTGCTCCTCTTTCTAAAACCATTATGTATCCATACCTCCTATACTCTTACCAGCTAGAAGATCTGTACCGAATCTAGCTCTTGATTCACCTGGTGACATACCTGGTTTAATTGTATTTGAATCTCTATAATAATTAGCATATGTCCATCCAGTTAGAGCAGAACTACCAGCATCAAATATAGCACCAAAGGTTGCTGATTGCATATCTATCTTTGAGTTTACTATTTGTTGGTCAAACTTAGATAATGCTATTCTAGTATTTAATTTTTGTGATCTGATATCAGATATAGCAGCATTTCTTACATCATTTTGTATAGCCAAAAATGTTCTACTATCATCCAATATACCAGCAGCACCAGCTATAACTTTATTATTTCCAAGTGTAATATCCATTTGTTGCCTTCTAACTGTTTCTTCTTGTAAACCTCTTAGCTCTGTAAGTTTTTTTTCCTCTTCATATCTAGCTATATCACTTTTTAATGCCTGTCTTGCAGTATAACCTTGATATAAAGATGCACCAGCTGATACACCAGCTGTAATTAAAAACATAGTTGCTGGAGTTATACTACCCATTAAAATACTACCTCTACTGCCATACCTAAAATTTTTAGTGGTAATGGTTCTGTTTGTGTTATTTTTACTGTAGGTTCTCTATCATATCCTAAAAAGAAAAATTCTTTTTTACCAGATACTGCACTAACAGATTGAGCTACATTAAAATCTACTTGTCTAATAATTAAATTTTTTGCAGTTTTATCTGATGCTTGTAAAGCAACATTAAGTGCATTTGATACATCTACAACTGCTCTAGATATTCTTTTTATTTCTCCTGTCAATGGACCATTAGCTACTTCTTTATCTATAGGCATAGTTTCTAGTGTAGGTGTATAATCAAAACCAATATTAACACCAGCAGCGTGAGCTTCATTAAATGTTATTGTATCTGATCCTGATGTGGTAAATGTACCTAATGCCATAGTACCATCAACAGCATATACTGATGTGGATGTCAAGTGTGCTGGTGAGTTATGTAATCTTCCCTGAACTATAGTAATAACAGCATTATCTGATGGTGTTGCAGCAAGATTTTGATTTAAAACTAGCGTAAATCCAGACGCTGTAGCATTTACTGTTTGAATAGTGTATTGTGTACTGTTACCAGCTATTTGGATTATATCATTAGGATTAGGTGCTGATGTGTAACCATCAACATTTAAAGTTGATCCTGACTGACTACCACCATTTACTTTAGGCGCACCTTGTTGATTTAATGTAGTAACAGCAGAACAATCAAGTGTAAGACTATCATCATCTGCAAATTTTTCTAATGTATATACAGTTCCACCTTCTAATTGTCTTTCTACAACACAAAATAAGTTTTCATTTAAAGCTGTAATACTTTTGAAGTTATCACCTGATCTAGTAGACCATAGTGTCCATCCAGCTATCTTCTCAGATCTAATACTATGAAATAAAGCAAGTGTACCATCTGTATTTGTAAAAAATGCAAACTGTTCTGGTCTAGTTGTTGTACCAGTAATCATAGTCATATCTACTGGATTATTTATTACTTGTGATGCAAGTATAGATATTGATGTAGAAGCATATGCTGTTTCAACATCTGAATATAAATATTCTCTAACTGTCTTACCATTTTTCTGTGCATACAATGTAGCACCATCAAAAATAACTGGTTTTGCTCTATTACATCCATATGGTGTTTGTCTTGTAAAAACTATATTTGATGGAGTAACAGCTGAAGTATCTGTAGATGTTGGTACAAAAAACTCACCACCATCAGTAAATAACTGTAAGTTTCTAGAACTTACTAAGTGTCTAATCTCATTTATTCTATCTCCTGTTACAGTTACATCTAGTGCATCATCAGGTTGTCCTGTACCTATTTCAAAATTAAAGTATTCACCTACCTTTGATGCTATAACAGAAGCTGGTTTATCTCTAACACCAGCAAAATATAATCTATTATCATGGAATGTAACAGCTTGTGGAAAACCTCTTACAGAAGATATAAGTTGTTCTTCCCATAGAAAATGGGGTCCTACTGTATCTACTTCTTCTAAAACTGTAACTGTTACTACAGTAGCACTTGTATATCCTGTTACTTTTACTTGTTTATTATTTACTAATAAATACTGCCCTACATATGCACTTGTAAAAGCAGAAGCACTAGCAGTCAATGTTCTACCAGTACCAGTAGTTTTATCAGATAGTGTTACAGATATTGTTGAATCTGCATATTTAAAAAATGGTTGTGTTGTTTTGTTTGCTCCACCAACAGATACACTTTCATCTTCTTCAAACTCAAATAAAGATACACTAAATGTAGACGCTGATGTTCTAATTATTTTTACTATTGGATTATTTCTATGAACTATAAATACTGTATCACCAAACTGTGCATAGTTTAGTTCAAATAACTGTGCTGTAGTCCAGTTACAATTACTTGTAATATTTGATTGTACACTTGCACCATCACTATCAAATACATCTAATCTATTATTAGATAATGCAAATATAGCCATTTCATCATTAGAAAATATAAATGGAATAATTCTTGATGATCCAGGTAATGTTGCTTTGAACTGTGTGCCAGGTCTACGCATAACACCACCCTCATCAAGTAGATACCAATTTCTTAATGTTTTTGCTCCACTAAAATATGCTGAAGCATCTGTTCTTGTAACTAATAAAGGATTAAGTTCACCACTTGAAAAGTTGGTATATACAGTTCTGAGAACATTAGCCATTAATATCCTCCAGTAGTTAATCTATCCTGTATAAACCTTTTTGTGTTTAGAACACTATTTGTAACTTCTTGACTATCAATGTTCTTTGCTATTCTCATTTGGTTTTCACCAAGTGTTTCAAACTGTTGTATCATAGCAGCATCTCTTGCTACAGATCCAGCAAAGATAGATGCAAGTTTATATTGTAATGCTAATTTAAAATATTCAGGAAACTCTGCTTCTACTTGTCTAAATATATAATCAGCTATAAGTGTATTACTAGATCCATAAGTATTTACAAATATCTTATCTCCATATCTAGCATACTTAATTGGATTATCATTTACAGTAACTGTATTTAAAACTAATAGTTCAGGACTTGCTGGTAGCTGATAAGCATATTCATATCTTCCAGTTGGTGCATCAGCTAATAAAGAAAGTTGTTTTTGTTCTGTGGCAAACTTCCATCTGTGTCTTGATAAACAAGACTTCAGTATGTTTTCATACATATTAGAAGCTACTAAGGCTTCTGTAGAACCATCATCAAAAGATGATATCGGAGAAGCTCCGATCATTATGATAGCTCTTGCACATATATCTACTTTAGTATCTGCCATGAAAAGATAGGGGGGTATAAAACCCCCCATTCACATTATGATAATAAGGCAGTTCTTACTTGTGTAGCACTAGCTGTAGTTACAATTAAAATATCTACAACTGCGTTTGAGCCACCACTATTAACAATGATTACATCACCAGCATTAAGGTCGCCAGTAGATGCTAAAAAGTATTCATTGTCATCAATAGTACCAATAGCATCACCATCAGTATAATACCAAAGTGAATTAGAATCTCCCATTTGGGATATCTTTTTCACAGGATTAGTTGTTTCGTATGCCATGATTATGCCTCCCTACATTTCTGGATTCTTACACCATCACCATCAATAAGTACTGCACCCATTGACATATATGATGTTGTTAGGTGTGCTACCTTTTCAGGTATGTAGTTTACTTCTGTTCTCACATCAGAACCTACACCTAATCCTAGAGATGATTTATGGAAAGCAAGTGTGAATCTATCGTTTGATCCATCTTTGTGTAAGCCACTAAATGCCATCCACATGAAAGTAATCCATCTTTTAGCAGTTAATGTGCCGCCAAATGGTAAGTCTGCTTCACCAACATATTCAGCTCTTGAGAACTGATCTATGTCTAGAAGGTCTGACCATTGTTTTCCACCAACAATCCAATACCTTTGTCCATCATCTGGAACATCATTTTCTTGGAAGATCTCAAACACATTCTGTGCTTTGTCTAAGTTCATACCAGTTGTTGATCCAGCTGAGTTATGTGCTAATGCAGTTGCGTTAGCGTCAAATGTATCAGTGATGATAGAATCGGTTTTTCTACCAAGAGCATATGCTGCATTTTGTGCAACAATGTTTCTCTCATCAATGTTTACTTTTAGTTCGTCTAAACGATCCACATAATCAGCAGCGTAGAAGTCAGATAGTGTTGCAGTCACATTAGAGTGTACAGAGTTCATAGCGACAACCTCAGCGTGTCTTGCTTTAGTTGAAGCAGAACCTTTTGCTACTTTTTGAAACTGAACAGTACTTCCTTTTACATTACTGACATTACGGACCATATTCTTGAGCTTACTGCCCATTCTTTGATAAGCCATATGCACTTCTGCTTCGAACTGCTTTATAAAGGCTTGATCTATAGTCGCTGTCATTGTTTTTCCTTTCGTATTGTTCTAAATCCAAGTTGTCGTTATAAACTTTGTTATGTTGTCCAAACTGGGCATCTTCCAGTCTATTTCGGCTTGTTATGTGAGATATATTATATTTTTGTCATCTTTACAAGACCAGAAGCAATAAAAACATTGACATCTCCAAATGTGTATGAGCCATCAGATTCCTCTATATATGATGCAAATGTCTTAACATAGCTTTTATCTTTAGAATATAGATATGCTTCTGTAGTAATAACAGCTGGTTTTACCGAATCCATGTCATTCTTTGACATCCATTCACTATGACCAGTAGGATCTTCCCATTTAAATATGTACTTTTTAAAGGGAAAATCTTTCTTTTTAGCCATACTTTTTTTCGTATAGCTTAGTTACTTTGTTATAATATGCTTCATCTCTTTTTGCTGGATCGTAATATCTAGGATCATTCATCATAGATCTAAGATCTGTTTCATCAAGTTCAGCATCAACTACTGTGTTTGAATTAGGTAATGGTTGTGTTTTTGTTAGATTCATTATTTCTTCTAATGCTTTTACACCTTCAGCTGTACTAGCCATCTTTGCTGCAACTTCATATGATTCAGGTGTTAAATATTTTTTGGACCATAAATCAGCAGCTTCTACACGACTATTAGCATTATCACCTAACTTTGCCATTTCTTCTTGTGTATCAGGTAAACCAGCTATTTCATTATTAACAAAAGCATTTACACCTCTGTTAAACATTTCTTGTGATAAATTATTTTCTCTACAAATAGCTGACCATTCTTTTAATAGTTCCTGATCTTTATTAACTTCTATATTAATATGCTCTGGCACTTCAGGTACAACTATCTTGTATTCCTCAGGTACAACACTTTTTCTTTCTTGTTCTATATCTGTTCTAATCTGTTTAGATAGTTCATCTGTTCTCATACCTAGTTTTTTTTCTAAAGCATTATAAGAAGCTCCAAGTTCTTCAACTTTGATTTCATTTCTATCTGTATCCCAAAACTTTTCTGATATGTATTCTGGTCTAGTAGGTGCTTCTTTTGGTGCTTCTGTTGCTGTAACAGCTTCTGTAGTTTGTGTGTTTTCTTCTTCCATTAGTTCTCCCTATGTGTTTCTATTCTTTTTTTAATAATAAAATATAAATATCTCATTCCTTCTAAATGTCGTAACTGGTCATTTGAAATATCTCTACCAGCTACAGCATCTACTGTAATAGATTTTAAGTAATTTAAAACCTTTTTTCCTAACTCTGTTTTAAAAAGTGCAGCAATATCAGCGTTTAATTCTATCTCTGCTTTTTTAGATCTTTGAAATCCATCTATACTAAGATGGAAACCTTCAGGTTTGTTGCGTATTTGCTCCCAAGCCAATTTGTCCTCCTTGTGCTTGTTGTAATTGTTGTAATTGTTGTACTACTTGTTGTTGTTCACCAGCATCACGAATAAGTTTTTCTGGTAAATTCATTTTTTCTGCTAAATATCTAGCTACTTCTTCTTGTTTTACAATTAAATTTAATACTTCTGGTCCAAATGTTTGACCAAGTGTTGCATTAAATCTATTTAAATCTGAAATATCTTGTTCGTGCTGCGCCCTTGATAGTGGCGATTCAGGAATAATTTTTATTTCTTTATTATCTATACTTGGTATTTCAATCCTTCCTTGTTTTTTCAAAATATATATAACTCTTCTAATCAAAGGTGTAATAAATTCTGATTGTAATCTACCAAATGAAGAACCAATCTGTCTTGACAAATCTGCCATTCTTTCTGCAACTTCTGTAGCAGACATTGGTGTTCCTTTTGTTGGACCAAGTGTTTCCATATATAGTGCTTTTCTAATATTGTTTCTCATATCTTCTAAAACAATTTGTGCTACATCAAATCTACCAGCTCCATTAATAGGTTGTAAACCTCTTGATCCTGGAGCAACTGGTATAATAGTTCCAGGCATAAGTGCAATATTATCTGTATTAATTACTCCATCATCTTCTAACTGATAGATACCAGATATGTTCATCTGTGCATTTTCTAGTATTAGTTCTACTGTAAGATTTGTAGTTTTGATTGCTGCCATAGCATTAAATACTGGACCTCTTCCATAAACTTCACCACTTGCTTTGTTCCATCTAAATGTAATAAATGGATTTGAACCAACACCTTCATATTTATCTTGTAAAATAATCTCTTCAAATTCTTTTATACAAACAACATAATCATAAACTTCTTTATTTGGATCTGCATAGTTCCTCATTGTGCCTTCTATAACATTTATTTTTTCATCAGGATTGTTTGCTAATCTTTCTAACAAAACATCATTCATATTAGCATTAGGATATAAAACTTTTAAATCACCAAATCTGATTTGTCTTTTTCTATAAACACAATCTATTTTATTGTTTGGTCCACTATTTAATGTTATGTGAGGTAATGGTATTGCATTGAATACTATTGGATCTGTAGATGTACCTTCATTAACAAGTAAACATCCTGTACCTATAGCACAATCCATAAATGCTTCATGCACTTCCTGATTAAAATTAGAATTATGTAATACTTCGAAAACATAATCTGTTATTTCATCTAGTTGTTGATCTATAACTGGCTTTATTTCATTAGGCATTTCAGATCCAGATTTTAAATTAATCCACCTACCGAATGTTGGTGTAATACCAGCTTGTAATCTACTAGCAAACTCTTGTATACCTACTACTGCTGTTTCATCAAATATTCTATCTGTTCTTTTTTGACCTGGTGATTCTTCATAAAATGATTCTCTTCCAGGCATAGTATATTCATATGCTTCTTCAAATTTAGGTGTCCATACAGACTTTAATCCTTCAGCTAAACTATATTTTTTTAAAAACATCTTTCCTGTCATTTCAGTAGATGTATTAACAGAGCCTCTATAATTATTATATTCCATTATGCAAAAAATGTTCTACCTTGTGTGGTAGTACTTGCTCCTAAACCAGCTATCTTCTTTTTCCTATCTTCATTAACCATTTGAGTATTAGACATTTCATCTTGTCTTTGATTTTGTGTTTGTTGGTTTTGATTATTAGATGGTAAAAATTTACCAACTATCCCAGCTTTATTATAAAAACCTCCTTCTCTTCTTTGAACATAATCTGTATAAGATGTGCCTAGTGCTTGATTAGCTAATGTAGTTGGAAGTAAAGGAACACCCATTATTCCAGTTAAAGCAGCTAATCCTAATTGAAAATTTTTTTGTGATTCAAACATCTCTTTTGATAAAGGTATATCTTTATCTCTAACACGCTGCATAACATCTCTACCTTGACTTGTAAAAGTTAGTTTACCATCTTTAACTGTTCCAGAATCATAAGCAGTATAACTAAATCTACCTTTTCCTGTTGCTGGATCTATTGGACCATAGTTTACAGTTCTTCCTGTAGCTAAACCTTGTTTTTCTAAATATTCTCCTCTAGCTTCTTGTACCATTGTACCATACATCTGATTACCACCAGTATTCATAGCCATATAGCCAGTAACATTTCCTTTTATAGCTTTTTCATTTGGATTAGCTATTGTAGTAGTAATACCTAATTTTTCTTGTGCGTATTTATCTGCTCTTTCTGCAATAGATCTATTTACATCATCACTTGTACCAAATCTATTTTTTTTTGGTACAGAACTTTGATTACCACCAGATCCTGTAGGTTGTGATGCTCCCATTATGTTTCTTCACCTTCTGTATAAAAACCACCACCACCAGCTCTAGTAAATAATGATCTTGAACCTATCAAACCTTTTGCAAATCTACTTTTGTATCTTTCTAATGCTTCTTCTTGTTCTTTTTTAATTCTTTCTTCTTCACGCTTTTGTTCTTCTCTTCTTCTTTCTGCTTCTGGATCAGGTCTGTATTTTGGTGTTCTAAAAATTCCCATTTAGTGCTTCCATTCTTTACTAAGTATTTATATAACTGAAAAGGCGTAATAATCAATCTATTTATTCCAAT